ACAATGACCAAAAGGTAACAAAAACCATGTCACATAGTATTGAATACTACGTCACATAGTATTTAATACTACGCTCGCGCGTTGCTCGCTCGCTGTCGCTCGCTCGCTGCGTCCGTGTTCCTGATCGGAAACAAAAACGCACATACCCTTGCGAGTACGTGCGCCGTTTGTTTAGATGTAATCATTTATTAACTGTGTAAACTCTGTTCCGGTCAGATTGTCCGAGTAACACACCCTGCCTTGCTTTAGTATGTTAAATATAGTTTGCTCTTGTGTCGTTAATGGGTAAAACGTTCTCGTATACAATGGTTCTGCACTAAATTCACTTGTAACAACGCGCGTGTGTTTCTGTATTGGTGACGTTTTCGGTGAAATGTACCAAAATAAATGATTACGCTTGTCACGCATAAACTCGCATAGATACATAAAGTTGACATGTTTTAACACTACCGTATATATTAGTTCGCACTCGTCATACTCACAGTGTAAATGTGGGTGTATGCCTGTTTCATATTCTACACCGTCTATTGCTTTTTTAGCATGTCCGAAAATCATTTTGTTTTCAGTGCCCGACGGACACAACCAACACTTTATTATAACATTGTCTACCTTGTATGTATCTATTGTGTCCGGTTTCTGCTGCAGTGCGTTTGTTAATCCCCAGTCGCGGAAGTATGGATTATATCTTGATATTAAGTTACCCACCATGTAGCATGTGCCCTTTGTGCCTCTAAAAACTGTGCTGACAAGATTAAACAGTTTTGTCGGTTCGTCGTTAATGTATGTGTCGCCAATGAACTCTTCAAAGCAGATCGTTTTATAATTTGCAAATACCTGCGACTTGTATTTTAATTGATACGACAACGCACACACGCGCCCGATTAATATTTCGCGCGTTTCTTTACCCTGATCGTCAATATTGCCGAAATATATTTCATGTCTGTAAACAATTACTGTATTATATTTGTCGTCTGTTAATGCTTTAATTGGTATATCTGCAAAATATGACTGTGCAAAAATGTCTTTAGTCTCGTCGTAATATCTACGTAAATAAATAAACCTGTCTGTGCATATGCCGTCATTAATTCCCTTGTATGCGTCGCGCAGCACTTTATATTTAAGACTGTATGACTTGCCTGTGTTACGTCCTCCGTGTAAAATAATAAAATCTGCGTTTATCTTTTCGAGTTTTTCTACTGTTACAGGATAGATTATTTTTTTATTAGCCATTATTTCCATACTCCTCTAATACTTTTTCATATTCCTCTGTAATACCCAGTTTGTATGTTGTCGGTTGTAATACTATGCCGTATGTATCAGTGCATGTGTAACTATTGCCGTCCGTGTCTGTAAATGTAAATGGCGTTTGTTCGGTATAAAAATGAATATTTTTGTTTGCGCTTGCATAGTCGAAAACAAAACCGCGTTTAAAATTTGTTATGTCATTATTTAACGCACTAACTGCAGATTTTGGAACGCCTGAAACAGTCAGATGCAATCCATCATCATAATCACAACAATACTTTTTTGCGCCCAGTGTTATAAAAGTTTTGCTTGTTTTCTCTATGTCAAAGATACCTAAAGGGTGTGTTATTCCTTTAATGTCTGCCGGTGCAAAGTCGTCAATATCTAACCCGTTTTCAAGTGCCGATTGTTCGCACTCTTTTAAAATCTGTTCGTTGTACTTTGTAAAATCAATTGGTTTTACAGATTTAATGCTATCCGTATCATAATAACAAACTATGCTGTCATTTTCAATTATTTGAGACCATAACGCCTGTCTATTGTACGCAGTCACCCACACACCGCAAGCATACTGAAAGTAATTTGTGCCGTTGCGCAGTTCGTCCAACTTGTCATTTATAAACTTTTCCTTGATCGCCTGCCGTTCTTCCTCGTCCTCTGTATTAGGGTTGCAATACCTGCCCCATTTATTATTTTTAAAATATGTATCTTGATTAAAAACAGAGGTAACAGAGCAACCAAATAAGGAATTGACACGCTGTTTTGCTTTCAAATAATATTCTTCTTGCCCTTCAACGCCTTTTAACACTGTTTTTTGTTTGTATAAATCAAGTATATATTGAAGTATGCGCCTATCTAAATAATACTTGTTACACCCGAGTATGCGTATATATTCTATATCAGTATATGCGTATGATTGTTTAATCATTTCATAATCACAGTCAGTTACAATTATTTCTATCTCGTCTGCCTTAATAATGCGCCCATTGTCCGAAAACAAATTGATTTTTGAAAGACATTTATAACTACTTAAATAATGATTGTATAGCTTTGACTTAACGTTTTTAAGTTTCACGTGAAACATAAACGCCTTAAAGTTTTTCATGCGTTCATAATCCTGTATGTCGTAATCTGTCCATTTTCCACATGGAAATTTTTTAGTTAACATCATGGTAGGATATGCGCTTGTTTCGTCCGCAGAATATACATTGTGCAAAACTGTGTTTGAATAGATCATGTTGGCGTGAGTGATGCCACCTTGAAACGCCTGCATCAAGTATAGATATATTTCATAGTCTGGTATAAATGCCTGCTGTTTCTTAAAATAAAAATAATCAAGTCTGTTTTTTAAGTCGCGCCTAACTTCACCAGTCTGTGTGTATGGTATATTATAAACATGTCCATACTCTGTACGAAAATATTTTATTATCTCATATAAACAAATTATATCATACTCGCAGTAGCCGAGAGCCTTTTTATCAAGTTTCGATAATGGACTATATGGCAAGTTATAATTAAGGTCGCCTGTTTTCTTCTTAACTGTCGTGTATTTTTCCGCAGATTTTGCAAGTGATAAATTAGTTAAACGGTAGCTGCATCTAAATTCAATATTTAATTCTTTGATATAAAAACATATTGGTTTATGTGGCGCAGATGCTAACACGTTTTCGATTGTGTACTTATGCAGAAACATACGCAGAAACTGCATTTCATATGCAAGGTTATGAACGTATATTATTTTACGAACAAAACTGTCACTAATTGATTTTAATATTTTTTCAAACATACTAAAATCACGGAAATAATAAACAGTGTCATTTATACCAAACATTGAAATATAAACACAACTGGCGTGTTCTATACTTGTATAGTCGTCTATGGAATAATCGAACGGTTGCCAGTTATCATTTATTTTAAACAGGCTTGTAACCTCTATATCGAAAGTATAAATATTATCAGAATATCTACAACCTTGTTTATACTTTGTGCCACGTTTATAACACACGTCTTCAGGGTCATTTAATTGTTTAACACTTGTTAATTTTTTCATTTTCTCGCCTTAAATCTGTCAAACGATTTTTTAATCATATTTGATAAGTTATCAGGATTAACGACAGTCCGATAACCGACACTTGCAAGACCTTTTTTTAACTGCTTGTCAATTTCTCGCCTGATAACTCGTTCATAATCTTTTTTATTTAGTCCCTTATCTTTGACAATGTTGTAAATATCTTGTATCTGTGTCGATGATAAGCCGTGCCTCTGCATGCTATGTGTTATATAGTCTGTTTCGGTGTCTTTAAAATCAAGATAGTCTTGATCTGTTAAGTCGTCCTGTTTCATTCTGTCGTCAGATTTTAGCATTGTGTTGATGCGCTTGTATTCTGCTTTCAGTTTGTTTCCGAGGTTTTCCAATACAGGGTTATTGTATTGTTTCTTTGATTTGCTAAATCTATCTTGCCGTCCTCTCTTGCCAATGTCTGCGTTCATGTTTTCAAGTGCGTTTTTTATATTTTCGATTTCGTTTGTGGTTAGTCCTCTGTCGTCTAAATCTTTCAATAACAAGTTTAACTTGTCAACTCTCGAACGTGTCAACATATAGCATAACCTCGCAATAAATGAAATTAAATATACATAGTGTAACAACGCCGTATAACAACGGTTTGCACACTAATAGATAAATTAAATAATCGGTCATAATATACCTCACAATGTTTCACGTGAAACATAAAAACGGACACATACAACAAATGCATGTGCCCGTGAACCGTCATAAATTAATTGTTTTGAAAAGTGATAAAATTACTATACAAGATCGCAGTAAATAAACTCGCGCCCCTTGTTGCTTGTCTTGTGTCCGACAACAATGTCAATCGGCAGCTCATAATCCATCATTGTCATAATATCCATGAATGAACGTATGAAAGTTGCACTATTAGTTGCAAAAACCTCGTTCGTGCTGCTCTCAATTGACAGTATCGGTACTGTTGTACCGTCCGCCTTTTCGTCCTCATACAGGATAAAACCGAGAACCGAAAACATGCCGTCAATCGTTGACAGTTTCTGTATGCTGTCAGATTTTGTCATCTTGTAGATTTCCTTGCCTGCGTACTGCTTGCCGTCGTCGCGTCTGTTTTCCTTAATAATCATATGCTTGTTACCTCGCTTTCATTTTCTGCAGCAGTGTCTGCTGCGTCTGCCTGTGCCTGTGCCTGTGTGTCTGCCTGTGCCTGTGTCTGTGTCTGTGCCTGTGCCTGTTCAAGTTTTTCTTCGATTGCGTCCGCGTCTGCACTCGCCATTACAGGCGCGGTTGCTTGCTCTGGTGTGTATGAATTAATCATATCATCATACATACGCGACAGTTGCATTTTCATCTTAACAACCTCTAATTGTAAATTTTCAAGTTCATTAATTAGTTTTTCGATCATAAACAACGCCCTTGATTTTAATGCTTTAGATAATAATACATCATTTAAGTGTTCATTTTCAACAAAAAATGTTTTGCAGAAATTTATTAAAGTTTCAGTGCTTTCATTTAGCCACTTGTCAGTTTTGCAGTTGGCTAAATCAGTAAAAGCCTGTTCTTTGATTGCATACATTAAATTATATAATGGTCTGTCGCGTGTTCGTACGTAATCATATAAACCGGTTCTGCGGTCATTATATAACCGTCTGCGTTTATCTTCCATTTTGATAACCTGCCTGTTCTACCTGATTAATAAACCTCTTTAAATAGTCATTTAGTGACTTGTCACATTCGGTATAATATTTCTTGTAAAACTTTTCATGAAAGTTTATACAAAATACCTCGTCTGTTAGACCTGAATATATAACAATCTCGTCCGCAGTTCCTGTGTAATCTCTGATAAATTTTATTGTTTCGGTGCATGATAAATCATACTCAGCATGTAGCAGGTAAAATATACCGTCTATTAGTTTATATTCGCAGATGCTATACCTCATTTTATCACCTGCCATACATCAACATATTCTGCGTGACAGTCATATAACTGTTTGCGTGTGCCTGTTTCTGTTATGATAGTGTGCAAGTCCTGCATGCGCTTGCTGCAATATGTATAGTGTTGCTCAATAACAAGTTGCGATATTAAGTTAACAATCAGTCTGCATGTTTTATACGCTTTGATTATTTCGCGCTTTTCGCACTCGTTGCGGAAAACTGCAATATTCATTTCTATGCTTGTCTTAATGTCTTTTAAAATTTGTTCGTCCATGTGTTTACCCCTCGTCTAAGAATCTTATCAACATAACGGTGTAATATCCGCCATGTGTTATATGTTATTATTCCGGTGTCAAAACCTGCGTCAATGTAAGCACGTAGACGTCCTAACAAGTAAATGTTTTCAGTTTGTTCGTATAGGTTAGCAATAAAGCACTTGTATTGTCTTTTTAAATTATGAAAATAATTATGTGTATTTCTCATTGTATCACCTGCCTATATTGTGATTGTTAACCCGTCATCTTCAGACGGATTATAAAACAAATAGATTAACTCACTGTCGCCATAACTTTCTAACCACTCTTTGTAATCGAATGTGTCCGGTGGATAATCAAAATCAAAATGTTTTTGTCCGCCGTTTCTGTTGTGTAAAGTGCTGTCGTTAATGTAAAGATTTTCAAACGGCAGCTTGAAATTTTTTAATGCGTCCTTAACTGTCATGTGTCTCTGTCCTCTCTTTCGTTATATATGCGTTTTCATACATTTTTAAATATTTATATATAATATTATTTATAATATTTATTGTGTTTTCTGATACAAATAAACTCATGCAATTAATAGTGCCTGCTAATAGTTTTTCGTAATTATCAAAATTATTATAACTAACTCTTTTACATTTAATATCAATTACCATAATATCCAATATTGATCGTAAATGTCTAAATTCATTTTTTATTAATGATTTTTTTGTTTTCTCTGTCATGTGTTTGTTCCTCTCTTTCAGTTTTTAGCGTTTTTTATTTAATTGTACACTTTTTTTATGAACAATTTGTTAACAAACTGTAAATTCTTATTGCACAAAATGACAGAAAATATTATACTAATATTGTGCAAGTTGCACAAATAATATTTATGAAAGAGAGGTAATAACCTTATGGAAGTTAAACAGATTTATGCACTCATTAACAGCATATCAAATGAAATATGGGGCACAGCTGCGCCGTCTGTAAAAGACATGAGCGGTATAATTTCACTCGGTCGAACTATTGGCGCAAATGGCACATGGACAGCAGACGCAGACAAGTTCTTGAACAAACTTGTGGACAGAATCGGCAAGACCGTTATACGTACTGTTGACAGTAGGGTTGATTTAAGCAACTTTATTATGCATGATTTCGAGTTCGGCGCAATTCTGCAGAAAATCGACATTCAGCCTTTAGAGGCAAGACAGGATAATTCTTGGAATATCGGCGCAGATGATTTTACATCAGTATATCTTGATGTTTACAAGCCGAATGTTGACAGTAAATTATTTTCAACAATTACCACATGGACTGTTAAACTCACCGTCCCAGATCGCCTTTATCGTAGCGCGTTCACAGGTGACGCAGGCATGGCAGCATTTATTAATGGTATGATAGGATCAATGTCGGAAGACCTTGAAAGACAGTTAAACAAAATGAATCACATGTGTCTGTGCAATTTTATTGCCGAGAAGAAAAAGAACAGTAACAATGTTGTAAACCTTGTAACACTGTATAATGAAACTTTCGGCTATACATCAGAAGATGCAGGCTATCAGGCTATCGGCGGTACTGCTCTTTATAATAAGGATTTTCTTAAGTTTGCAACTCGTGAAATTAACAATTTTGTTAAATTCATGGCAGACGATAGCGCTCGTTATAATGTTGCAGGGAAAATCCGCGCAACTTCTCGTGATAACATGCATTGTATAATGCTTACGGATTTTTCGTCAAGTGTTGCATCATACCTTGAAAGTGATACATATCACAATGAAATGGTAGCACTTCCGCTTTATACGGAAATTAACTACATGCAGTACACAGGCGGTTCGTTCGATTACAGGGGTGGCATTGTTATGATACCGTCATCAGAAGAGGGCGCAGAGTCACCAACAGCGCAGACAATTGGCAATGTTGTAGGCGTTCTTGTTGATAGACAGGCACTCGGAACAACTATAACAGAGCGTTGGTCCGCAAGTGATCGTTTCAACTCTGAGCGTAGAACCAATTACACACAGGGCGCAAGTATTGGTTTTTTCAACGATTTGTCAGAAAATTGCGTTGTATTCACACTTAATTAACACATGTTTTTATCTCCCTTATAAAACATTCTTATGCAACTTGTTGGACGGCTCAAGTATAAAAAAGCCGTTTTTTATGTTTCACGTGAAACATTAGAAAGGGGTGATTTAATGACAGTTACATTTTATTCTAATACCGCAGATAACCGCAAAATTGATAAAACAAACTCGTTGACAACACTTGCGACACTTAATAATGTTTCGTTTAAAATGGACGAGAACAGGGGCGAACCTCAGTTAGAACTTGCATATAATGCAACCATAGCAGGCGCGAACTATTGTTATATTGCCGAACTCGGTTATTATTACCACTTGAGCGAACCTATTTTATCAACACAGCGCATGCTATTTAATTGTAACACTGATTTATTAATGACATATAAAACAGAAATACTTAACCTAAAATGTATTATTGCAAGACAAGAGCAGAAATATAACGCATATTTAAATGATGAACGTTTTCCGGTACTAAATAAACAAGACATAAACACAATACCGTTTTCAAGTGGTTTTTCTAATAATGAAGAAATGATATTAGTTGTTAATGGTTAGGGGGTGAAGAAATGGCAACATATAATGACGCATGGGAAAACGTCGAACACGGTAATGTCGCACTTGCAGATAATAGCAGATTTACATACACCAAAATAAATGAAATAAACTGGCGTACTGGCGAGTATAACATTGTTTTATCAAGTGGCGTTGCTGTTCTCGATCTGACCGACCTAACTAAAAAAGGTTATATTAGATTTAAAGACGGTTCATATGTTGAATGTGAATTAACTGATATGTCTACTCTTCACAAAGTATTTTATTTAAAGAACGACGACGGAACGTTTACGCCTGAAGATTTAGGTTATACAGCCATTGACACAAATAAATCAACTATTAATGAACCGGGCGGTCCAGAACTCATTACAGAAGTAATAACATATGGCTATTCTATCGGTGTATACCTTGAACCGGGTTTTAACGGCTATATACAAGAATTTGGTTGTCCTTTAACGTCAGGCGTGAGAGCAACAAAAAATGTTATGTGGTCATTTGAGAGTGAAGAGGGACACAGCAGTTATAACACAATTAGAAATAGTTTTCTATATGTTATACAAAAAAATGAAAATGACATTATTGATTTTCTTGCAAGTGATTTATCACCTGCAACAAGTTATCCCGGCGATAACAGCGACACGGGGGGCGGTGACGGTAGTTTTTTTGCAGCTAATTATACAATTCCTATTCCCGCTTTACCGACAGTGCAAGCTATTGATTTTGGTTTTGTATCAATCTATAATCCAAGCAGTGCAGATTTAAGACAATTATCAGCGTGGTTATGGTCCGATAATTTTACAAATAATATCAAAAAGAATTATACGTCACCGTTTGAAAATATACTAGCAATTTCACTTGTTCCACTTAATCTATCAGGAACAAATACAGAATTTGTCATTGGTAATGTTGGTTCAAATATACAAATTCCTAAACTATCAACACAGTATATTGAACTTGATTGTGGTACAATTAATATCAATGAGTATTGGGGTTCTTTCCTTGATTATAATGCAACATATGCTATTTACTTGCCATATATCGGCTATCGTAGTTTGCGCCCTGATGATCTCGTTAACGGTTCAATCAATGTTGTTTATCACATTGACCTGTTAACAGGTTCTGCAACTTGTTTTATAGGAACAACTAAAGAAGATAACATATATCATGTTTTATATACATATTCATGTAATATATTTTATTCAATTCCGTTTAGTGGGGCTAATTACATGACAATGTATAATCAACAGTTAAGTGCAACTGCAAGCGGTATAAACAACGCTGTGCAATCACTCGGTCGTATTGCCAGCGGTGATTTAATAGGGGGCGCAAGTTCACTATTAACAGGGCAGGCACTTGCTAAACGTCAATATGACACTGCGAAACCTGATTATGGACGAGGTGGAAACTTGAGCGGTAACGGCGGTTTTTTCTCTATTCGATACCCGTATATAATTCAAGCGTTACCAATAGGACAGACGCCGAAGAACTATAAACAATATAACGGTATTCCGTCAATGATCTGTTATACATTATCGCAGTTAGTGGGTAAAGGATATACCGAGATAGACACAGTTATTGTTGATACTTTGAACAGTTGCACGAGTGACGAAAAGAGCGAAATTTTAAATATACTTAAAGGGGGCGTTATCCTATGACAGAACGAAAGAAAATTAAAAGCATTGTCGATTGCATGTATAATGTGTCGGACGTCGAAAACGGCTATAATTATTGGATATGGAAACTATTAAATATTTGTTTGGACATATTCAAGTATGACAACCTGCCGTCAAGCCTGCCTGCACGCGAAATTGAAAGCAATTTACTGTTAACAGGTCACTGCTTTATATTTCCATACAAGGGCGAACTTATTACAACTGTAACGTCAATTTATGGTTTTGACAAATACTATAACCCGACACAGGCGACATATGCGCAGGCGGTTATTGGTTCACAGAGTAACTTAAACATAGACAACTATGCAATCATTTATAACTGCTCACTTAAGGATAACGTGTTAAATATTCCTGCCGATAATTCACTATTAACATTCATACAGCGTTATGCGCGTATGCTTGCCGATATTGAAAGCACAATAAACATATACACTGTAAACATGCGTTTAACTTCAATACCGGTTGCAACAACTGACAACGCTAAATCAAGTTTACGTAAATTTTTCGACAAGCTGAAACTCGGCAATAATGAAATCGTTGTAGATACACCTATTATTGAAAGTTTCCGAAATGTCGAAATAACCAGTAATAAAACAACCGACACGTTAACCGATCTGCTGCAGTGTCGGGACAAAATACTTGAAATGTTTTACCGTGATATAGGCGTACGTTTCAGGAACAACAAGCGCGGAAACATGACAGAAGAAGAAGTTGAAAGCGACACACAGGTGTTATTAATATCACTTGACGACATGTTAAACCAGCGTGCAGAGGACATAGACAAAAATGTAAATGCTAAATATGGCACAAATATATCTGTATCAATAAACGAACGTTTTAAACCAATTAAACAGGGGGGTGCAGTTAATGATACTGAAAAATTACTTGAAGAATAACGGGCAGTTGTTTGCGTCTGATATGGTAGACAATGTAACTGCGTTATATGGTGACACTGAGAACGTCCCGACATGGTTAGAGGACGACATGCTTGCAGTGTATCAGCGGTTTATTAAGTCAAACATGAGTAAACGCGAAATATACAGCGACACTGACGACATTGAAGAAGTAACCGAGGAAATACAGGAACGCACAGAACTGTTATTTATGAATAACTACTTGAAGTATAACAGACTGTATGACCTGTTCACAATGCAGTATAACCCGCTCTGGAACGTTGACGGCAACGAAACTGTAACACGTAACTTAACTGATAATAAAACAAGCACAGCAGGCGGAACAAACACACTGACATTAAACACAACTGATACGTCAGATACAAACAGCACTGTAACAAATAATCTGACAGACGCAACAACGTCAAGCGAAACTGTGACGCATGACACAGAGGACGAGTTAACACGCACTGAAACTGTTACAAACAATCTGACTGATACCGAAACACTTAACACGTCAGATGCGCGCACAACAAGCGAAACTGTGACACACGACACAGAGGACGAGTTAACACGTGCAGAAACAGTCACAAACAATCTGACTGATACTGAAACACTTAACACGTCCGACGCGCGCACGTTAAATACAACTGACACGTTAACACTTAATACAACCGAGGGCGACACGCAGACCAATAGCAGAACAACATTTGATAGTGGCAGTTTTCTTGATACAGATAAAAGCATATCAAGCAAAACAAGAACAGGAACAGAAACCACAACGCACACGGGCACAGATACTCTGTTAAAGACAGGAACGGACGAAACAACCCACACAGGAACTGTAGGAACGTCAGGAACGGACACAACCGCGCACACAGGAACTGTAGACACTGCAGGAACTGATACCCTTTTAAAAACAGGAACTGACACAACAACCCACATGGGCACTGTGGGCACGTCAGGAACTGACACAACAACCCACACAGGCACTGTGGGCACAACAGGAACGGACAGCACAACCCACACAGGCACTGTGGGCACGACAGGCACAGGAACGCTTGCAAGGACAGGAACAGAAACAACACAGCATAGCACTAACGGAACAGATGCACAGTCAGTTAATGAACGTATAACGACAGTTAGGCAGGGCAATATTGGTGTTACATCTTCACAGTCATTGTTCATGCAGGAAACGGAAGTAGCGGACAAACTGAGTTTCATTAAACTTGTTTGCATGGACATTGTGCGCGAAATCTGTTTGAATTGTTAGGGGGTGTTAACATGGAAAATATAATTAATCTAATTGTTAACAATGGCATTGCGGTTGTGGTTTGTGCATATTTCATGTACACAAATTATAAATTCAATGATAAACTTGTCAGTACTTTAGCAGCGATAGAAACGAAATTGGAAACGATTGAAAAGGGGGCGAACACATGCGAACAAGCGAAAACGGCGTAAATATAATAAAGCAGTTTGAGGGTTGCGTTTTACACGCGTATGATGACGGTTTCGGAAATTTAACCATTGGTTATGGACACTGTACAGGTGACGTATTCGCAGGCGAGGTTATAACACAGGCAGAGGCAGAACAGATATTATATGACGACTTGAAACGCTTTGAGGATAATGTAAATAAATATGTGCGACGGTATGACCTTAATCAAAATCAGTTTGACGCGCTTGTATCATTTGCATATAACATAGGTTCTGTTGATGATTTATTGATAAATGGAACACTTGCGAAAGTTGAAATAACAGAACGCATGTTATTATACTGTCATGCAGGCGGTGAGGTTGTGCAGGGATTGTTAGACAGGCGACAGAGTGAAGTTAATTTATTTAATACACCTGTTGGAACAGTTAAGGATATTTCATATTATGCACATTTAGTATGTGACACAATCAACGGCAAGTATGGTGTTGACGAGCAACGCAAGCAGGCACTCGGACACGATTATAAAATAGTGCAGGGTTGCATTAATACAATGTGGGATTATATAGGAAAGAATATTAAATAACACAAACGGCGCACGTACTCGCAAGGGTATGTGCGTTTTTGTTTCCGATCACGGACACGGACACAGGCGAGCGAGCGACAGCGAGCGAGCAACGCGCGAGCGTAGTATTAAATACTATGTGACGTAGTATTCAATACTATGTGACATGGTTTTTGTTACCTTTTGGTCATTGT